AGACTATGGACTGGATATGTTTGCGGGCTACTGGATAGCCGTAAACCGGTGGGGTAAAGCATATGTTTATCGAGAGGTCTACGAAAGCAGGATGCTGGCACGCGATGCGGCCAAGCTGATAAAAAGTATGACCAAAGAGGAGATATACGACTCATTCGCGCCGCCGGACCTGTGGAACAAAAACTCGCAGACAGGACTATCGTTCGCAGAAGTCTTTGCCGAAGAAGGAATATACCTGCACAAGGTGGATAACGACCGAATCATGGGATGGTCGGTAATGAAAGAGGCCATGAAGGTATATGAGGGCCCGGATGGGCATAAGATGGCAAATTTCTGCGTATTCAGTAATTGCCCGAACCTGATTAGGTGTCTGCAGGAGATTCAATATGATACCAGGAACGTGGGGGACGTGGCTAAAGAGCCGCACGAGCTGACGCACGCGCCGGATGCCATAAGGTACTTCTATTCTGGAAGACCGGAAGGCCCGCCACCGAAAGAGAAAAAGAAGAGTATACCTTGGGCGCTCCGAACAGAAGAACCTTCGGAGGCAATCATCGAATGGTAGGGGAGAAAATGAAGAACAGAATCAAAGAGTTTATCATAGCGTGCTTCTTTGAGGCGCTTGAGAGATATTTTGCAGATGTAACTTCACCAAGAGCGATAGAAGCAGAACCTCTTGAAGAGGTTGAAATCACGCAAGATGTACTGAATGAGTGGATATACGGAGGAAAAGATGAGTAGTAACACAACCATCTGGGAAGAGTTTGAAGAGGGAGTACGGTATGCCGATAATATGGGTTTTACCAAAGAGTTCCCAAAGATAACGGAGTACAAAGAGGGCAAACAGTGGCCGGCACCTACAAACAACACCAAGAACCTGCCGCGTCCGGTATTCAACATCACCAAGATGTTCATAGACAGAAAACGTGCCAATGTGACCAATCAGACAATGTCTATAAATTTTAAAGCCAGCGAAGTGGAAGCCCTCGATGAGGAACAAAAGGCTCTGGCTGAAGAGGGTGCCGCCATATACACAGAGTATACGGCGCAGCTCTTGGAGGACATGAACATGGATGATCTGGCCAATGAGTGGGTGGATGATGCTGCCAGCTTTGGCACAGGCATACTTCATGTGTACTGGGATAACGCAGTAAGCGGAGGTCAGAGCGTTAAATACACAGGAGATATCCGGGCGGAAATTATAGACCCGCTGGATATCGCTTTTGCACGTCCGAAGGTAAGAGATGTGCAGAGACAGCCATACATTATCATCAGATCTCGAGAGACAGTGGCCAGCGTAAAGGATTTAGCAAGAAGCCTTCGCCTGTCGGAGGAAACGATCAACTCCATATCACCGGACCAAGACGATTCTTCGCAGGCTGTGGGCGAGAAGAGTAGCGCAGATAATAAAGAGTGCACCATCCTAACAAAATACTTCAAAAAGGATGGTCAGGTGTGCTTTGCAAAGGCTACAAAAACGGTAGTGCTCATTGAAGAGGAGTACCTGACCCCGGGAGCAAGACCGGAAACTGAAGAGGAACTCAGCGACGAGATGACAGGGCCGGAAGAGCCGAAACCAAAGGAAAAGGAAAAGCATGTCATCAATCTTTTCCCGGTAGTAGTTCTTCCGTGGGACATGAGAAAGAAGAGTATCTTCGGTATAGGAGAAGCTCAGGACATCATGCCTATCAACCAGGCGTATAACTTCCTGAAAGCTATGCAGCTTCTTTCCGTCCAGGACAATGGCTGGCCAAAGACAATCGTTAAAAAGGGACTGGTGGAAGGAAAAATAACCAACACTCCGGGAGAAATCATCACCGAGAAGGAGACAGGCGCCATCAGGTACCTGAATCCACCTGCTCCGACACCTGCGGCATCCACTCTGGCGGAAGAGATGTTCCAAATGTCTCGAATCATATCCGGAGTAACGGATGTATCTACAGGAGAGCATGTGACATCAGGAGTATCTGCAGCGGCGATTATCGCACTGCAGAATCAGGCTAAGACTCCGGTTAAGGAGAAGAAGCGCAAGTATAAGATGGGCTACACTGAACTGGCGCGGATCCTGCTAGAGTTCTATAAGACGTATTACTCACTGAAGAGAAACATCGTAGTCAAAAACGAGGCCGGTGAAGAGGAACTGAGAAGCTTCGTAGGAACTGACTACGCAAATATAGACTTCAAGGTATCCATCGACGTGGGCGAGGCCACCGAATATGCGGATGAACTGGCCATGACCACGCTGGATAAATTCTATGACAGGCAGGAAATCTCCCTGGACCAGTATATGGAGCTTGCACCTGCAGCGGTAGTGCCGTTCAAAGGCAGACTGCAGCAGCTGCTCAAAGAAATGGCAGAACGTGCACCTGAGAACCAGGAAGCTCCGGCTGAAGAGGGGCAGCTTCCCGCAGAACTTGGAGGGACAGAAAATGCTATGCAGTAAATGCGGCTGTGAAATGGTCGTAGAGCGACTGAAGGATGAAGAGGGAAACCTTACCGGCGAGGTAAGGCACACCTGCATCAATCCGCGGTGCACTGATTTCCTGAAAGAGGATAGGGAGCATCCGACGGAGATTAAACAAGGTAAACCGGCAGAGAATGCCAGCTTATAATTAGCTCCGGCCAAGAGCGTATAAATGGCCAAAGAAAGGACAAAAGAATGGACGAAAACAACATCAGCGTAGTGGAAGAAACCACAGAGGGAGTAGCTGAACCTCAGAGCCAGACAGAAGTCCCTGCAGAAGGGGCAAGCGAAGAGCCGGCGACGCCGGAAATACCAAACGAGGTATGGAAGACAGCCAGACTCAAAGCGGAGAAAGAGGCAGGCGAGAAAGCTCAGGCGAAGATAGATGCCTTTTACGAGAACGTATATGGAGGGTATGGAATCCACTCTGAAGAGGATTACCGGAAGTATATGGCCGACAAAGAGACATCAGAACGTGACGGAAGGCTTTCAGAGGCAGGCTTCAGCAAAGAGGATATCCTAGGTGTCATTAAAGATATGCCGGAGATGGAGACTTTGCGGAAGTACAAAGAAGCTGAAGAGGCAAGATTCCAAGAGGAAGCCCTGGACTACTGCGTAAAGGAAATCGCAAAGCTTGACCCCAGCATCAAATCCTTCGAGGACTTGATGAACGCTCCGAACAGCGAGACATTCAACACGCTCGTTGAAAAGGGGTACTCGCTCAAAGATGCCTACATGCTGGCCAATTTTGACGCACTGGCAGCGAAAAGGGCGAGCGAAGCTCAGCAGAGCACAATCAAAAAAATATCGCAAAACAGAGCAGCTTCTCCGGGCTCGCTGACAGGCGCACCGGAACCTCAGAAGGTGGACTTTGATAAGCTCACCGGCGAGGAGTTCGAAGCATACGTACAGAAAGCCATGAGAGGAGAGCTCAGTCATAACTAGGAGGAAAAATTATGGCAGTACAGACTATCGCGACAATTACCGCGGAAAACAAAACTTTTTACGAGAAAACACTTCTTTCAAGACTTCTTCCAAACCTGCTTTATGCAAAGTATGGTCAGAAGAAGCCGGTACCAAAGCATGAAGGCGGCACCATCAACTTCAGAAGATTCAACTCACTGAGTGCAGCAACAACTGCTCTTACAGAGGGCGTTAAGCCTAGCGGATCTTCTCTGAACGTCACCACAGTAACAGCTACTCTGGCGCAGTACGGAGACTTCATCCTGATTTCTGACAAGCTGGACATGCTGGGAATTGATCCGGTACTGACAGAGACAGCTGCACTCCTGGGCGAGCAGGCAGCACTGACTATCGACACTGTAGTCAGAGACGTAGTACGTCAGGGCACCAATGTTATCAGACCGAACAGCAGAGCCACTATCGACGCAGTAACAGCTTCCGATAAGCTGACCAGCGCAGAAATCAAGCTGGCAGTAAAGAAGCTGCGCAAGGCCAACGCAAAGCCGGTTGAAGATGGCATGTACATCGGTGTTATCGATCCTGAAACAGCATATGACCTGCAGGGAGACACTGCATGGCAGGATGTATCCAAATACAATGGTGGCCAGGCTATCATGAAGGGTGAAATCGGATGCCTGCACGGAGTAAGATTCGTAGAGTCTTCCAACGTGTATGCGGCAAACAATGCGGCAGGCACACCGGTAAAGGTACACCACACCGTTATCTTTGGTAAAGAAGCATACGGCATTTCGGATCTGGAAGGCGGCGCAGGTAAGCCGAGCATCATCGTAAAGCCTGCAGGCGCTTCCGGCACAGAAGACCCTCTCAACCAGATTTCATCTGAAGGTTGGAAGGCAATGTTCGCAGCTGTAAGACTCAATGAAAACGCAATCGTGAGAATTGAGCACGCAGCAACAGAGTAGGAGGAAATATCATGAGTGAAGCAACAAAGAAGCAGATTGCGGAAGAGGCGGCTGAGATTCAGGCCGCTCAGGTAGAAAAACAGGAAGAAAAGCCTGCAAAGGGCAAGAAGGAGAAAACCAAAGACATGGCAAGTGGGAGAATAGCTCCGGAAGAATACGGCCCGGATGTAGTAGTTATTGTTCCTATCGACAAGCTGAACCCGGGGCTTGATGAAATCCCGGTACACATCAATGAGTACGAATGGATTATCAAGCGCGGAGAAAAGCAGACCGTGCCGGAAGCTGTTGTCGATGCGCTTCAGAACGCAGGATATCTCTAAGGAAAAAGGGGAAAGGGAGGCTCGGTTGGGCTTCCCTTATTCCCATTAAGGCGGTGAGACCATGAAATTAGGAAAACTAAAGAGCCAGATACAGACTCTTGGCTTTGAAGAGGCTGCCACCATGGAGAGCGCTGAGTATATGAACATCATCATAAACGGAATCAATCGTGCTATGCAGATGATAGCGCAGGAAGTAGCGCCGGTACTGTCAGAAGTGAACTTTACCATTGATGAAACGACGACAACGCGAGGAGACATTGCAGAGTATGATTTGACCAATATCCCTGAGTATGAAGAGGACTACATGGGCGTAGAGAAAGTCATCTACAAGACAGACTCTGAAATATCCGAAGATGAGAAGTTCGCTGAAGAAGGGAGCACGCTCTATCTGGCCAATAAGCGTGGAGGAACATTTACTATTTCCTACCGCAGAAGGCCGAAGGAGATAACTGTTGATAGCACTGATGACGAACTGATAGATATGCCTGCGGCGGTGACTAATATGATAGCGCCACTGGCGGCGTACTATATCTGGCTGGATGATGACACCCAGAAGGCTCAGATGTACAGAAATGATTATGAGCAGCTGAAGGAGACATACATAGGCAATCGGTCGAGCTTCCGCACGGAGAGAGTATATGCGATAGGAGGATAGTATGGGGAGGATAAAAGTTTCAGCAGCGCCGAAACTTCGAACAACCGGATATTCGGGCTTGCGTGGCGTGGATTTTTCCCAGGACGCTTCTCTTGTCAAAGGGCAAAGGTCTCCTTCGGCCATAAACCTGATTTCAGATAATGGGGGCAACCCTGTGAAGAGGTTGGGTTGGAGAAGCTTGTTCGAACTGGAAGCTCCGGTGCATAACATTTGGCGAGGTGAGATAGCCGGTGCGCAAAAGACAGTAGCGCATGCCGGCACCAAGCTGTATCTCTTAGATGAGGCACTGGGGACAGCCACGGTCATCAAAAGTGGAGTGACAAATGCAAAAGGCACAGGCTTCTTTTTCCGAACATCGGACGTGGCCAAGCTGTATATCCTTACTGGAGGAGAATATCTGGTTTATGACGGCAGCACTGTAAAGAACGTGTCAGATGATGCATATATACCTACCATCCTAATCAGCAAAGACCCTGCAGGCGGAGGTACTACATACGAATCGGTCAATTTGGTGCAGCCGAAGAGAAAAGAATCATTCCTCGGCAACTCTAGTGCCACGGAGTACTATCTGGCAGCTCAGAATATCGATGCGGTGAACGAGGTTCAGGTAAGAACATCAAATGGATGGTCAACTCTCACAGCAGGGACTGACTACACAGTAAATCTTACTGCAGGTAAGGTAACATTCACAGCTGCGCATGCTCCGGTAATAACCGGCCAGGACAATGTGATGATCACATACTCCAAGACCGTTACAGGCTACATAAGTAGGATAGGGAAGTGCACGGCACATGCTCTTTATGGATACAATGCCATGAACCGAGTGTTTCTGACCGGGAATGCGGACTATAAGTCACAGGATTGGTATTCTGCGGCATATGATCCTACGTATTTCCCGGATACTAACTACGCAGTAATCGGTACCGGCGATACAGCTGTCATGGGCTATCTGAAGATAGGGAAATACCTGGCTATCATCAAAGAGGATAACAATCAGGACTCCACCATCTTCATGAGAACAGGAGACACGCTGAATGATGAAACTATCTTTCCGGCAGTGCCATCCATATCCGGCGTAGGAGCTATTTCTAAGGGTTGTTTTGCCACTTTAGGCGATGAGCCGATGTTTCTTTCAAGGCGAGGCGTATATGGCGTGATATCGACGATTTTGACTTCAAACTACGTAGCCAGAAACAGATCTTTTTATGTTGACAAGAAACTGACTGCTGAAGAGGAACTGTCAAAAGCCGTGGCCACCGAATGGGAAGGCTACTACTTGCTAGCCGTAGGAGGACGCTGCTATATCCTAGACGGAAGGCATAAAAGCTCCGACGCTCTGGGAAACAGTGATTATCTGTACGAATGCTACTACTGGGAAAACGTTCCGGCAGTATGCTGGATGACGGAAGGCGCACTCCTGTATTTCGGAACCTCTGACGGCAGAGTATGCAAGTTCAATTCAGATGTGTATTCCGTTGAGAAGTATTCTGATGGAGCCACCTTTGAAGTGAGAGATGGCGAACTTCGCTATTTGTCCGGAGGCCAGGCTATTGTGGCCGAATGGGCTACGCCAAACGATGACGATGGCGGAGTACAGTATTTCAAGACTCTGAATAAGAAGGGCTGTCTGGCGGTACTCTCGCCTTTTGCGAGATCCTCGTGTAAATGCTACTTCATTGTCGACGGAAATCCCCGCGAACTAGTGAAATATGGTGAGTTCGATATCTTCGACTGGATAGATATCGAATACGAGAGATTTACGTTCAATACCAATAAATCTCCGCAAGAAATTTATTTCAACAAGAAGAAAAAGAAGTACAAGCGTATCCAGATAGTCATCAGAAACGACGAGA